CTTGAACATTTCCTGCATCTGCTGGAGTGACATTGCCTGCCCCGGCCTGCCCTGTGTTGACTGGATTGACATTCGTTACCTCCGTGGTGTTCTTCTGCAACCAGGCCACCTGCGACCCGGGACCTTTACGGGCGGCGAGGGCCTCCTCGATATCGGTCTTGCTCATCCCCTCCGCCGGCGCAAACGTGCGGACCTCTCCCCTGACATTATACTGCACCGTGTCGGGTTTGGCAGGGTCATCGGGTAACCGGACGTAGGGCTCAGTGGAGGGTTTCTTAATGCCTATGTTTGCCGGGAGGACAGGGCTGCCCAATACCTTCTCTTCTCCATTTCTTGTCTGAAATGAGAAAATGTCACTACCTGCTCCTTCATATTCTACAACTGTCGTCCCAGCCTTGGTAGTCTTCTTCCGTATAGTCCATGAATTTTCAGGAACATCCTTGTCGTAAACTACTGTCCCATCGGGGAGTGACTCAGCAAGCCCCTTAACTGCCGTAACATACTCTTGCCGATTGGTGGCATTTTTTATAGCGTCGACGTGAACCGTGTGATCCTGCACCAGCGAAGCACGTGGGATGGTGGTCACCGTCCGCCGGCCGTCCTCGGTGTATCGGGCGATCTCCTTGCCCTTGCCGGCAAGTTCTTTCTTCTGGACGAAATGCTCGTTGCCGAGGGTATCCTTGACCTTGACCAGATCGGCCTCGTAACCGGTGATCGGGGTCTTGCTGACATCCTCTTTGACCGGCGGCTGGCTGAAGCGCATCCCGAGACCGGGAGAGGGCTGCTGCCGGGACGGCGGCACGGTAACGCCTGAATAGTCTTCCGCCGGCACGTTGCGGGTCTTGTTGTAGATCTCTGCTCTACGCCGCTGTATGGCCTCATCGGCCTCTGCCAGCAGCTGCTCGGCCGGCGCCTTGGCCGCGTCGGTGGTGAGGCTACGGATGCCACCCTGCGCCAGCCCCCTGATCGTCTTGTCTTCGATGGTGCCGGGGAGGGTCACTCCTGAGTAGTCCTCAGCCGGCAGGTTCTTCGTCTTATTGTAAATCTTCGAAGCCCGTTCCTGCTCGACCCACTCGAGAGCAGCGGCGATCTCGTCCGGCTTGTTGGCGGCGAGGAGCTTGCTCATCTCATCGATCGGGATATTGATCGTCGCAGTCTGGCCGTCAGCGGTCGGGAAACTGACATTGGCCATGCTGTTCTTGGTGCCGTTGAGCACAATGCCCTCGGGCAGCAGGGTGGTGAGTAGCTCGCCGCTCACCTGGTCCCTGGTCGGGTCTTCGCTCGGGGTGTCGTCGAGGACCTCTTGAGCGCGGGGGCGCAAGGCCGGACCCATTGCCCCGCCGAGCACACCGCCACCAACTGCACCCATCACACCGCCGAACGCCGTCTCTGTCAGACTCTCTTTGGTCAGGGGGTTGTCGCCACTGGCAAGCTGCTCAACCGGGTTCTGGACAATCTCCTCGGCGCCCTCTATCGCGCCGCCTTTGACTGCCCCGGAACCGATTGCCTTCATGACCGTAGTGTCGGCCAACATCCCGGCAAGCTGCTTGCGCCCGGCCTCGGAGGTGAGTTTGATCGCCCAGTCCTGCGGACCGAACTTGCTTTCGATAATGCCGACAGTGGCTGCGCCCAGGGCGGCGATAGCCTTGTCCTTGAAATCTCCGGCGGCGGTCGGGTCTTTCTCGATCTGTTTGCCGCGGATGCCTCCGAACGACGGCAGGGCGGCGACAAGGGCGGGCCCGCCCCAGGAGACAAGCTGCCCGGCACCGGCAACGATCGGGGCGGCGAGACCAGCGAGCGGGGCGGCAGCGGTGATGCCGGTGCCCAGAGCCCGCATCCCGAGCATCGCCCCGATCGAGCCGGCGGCGTTGCCGGTTGCCTCGGCGACAGTCGTCCCCGGATTCTCGACGATATCCCTGAACCCCTGCACCTTGGTCGGGTTGGCCTCGGTGACCTCCTGCCCGTATTGCTTGAGAGCATTGTCCTGCGAGACCAGGCTCGGAGCAACATCGGCAGCCAGTTGACCAGCGCCTTTAATCGTCGCCCCTACTGCCTGCTTGGCGGCAGCGCGGAAACCTCCGGTGACCGGTGGCTGGGCGGAAGCGGAGTTGGGGGCAAGCAGAGAATCAAGCTCGTCCCCCGGGGGGGCCAGCAATCGATCAAGTTCGTCCATCAGATTTCTCCAGCGCCGATCTTCCTGAGTATCTCAGCCTTCTCTTCCTGCGTCATGGTCTGCTTGATGAGTTTCGAGGCCTTGGTCCGTTGCTCCGGAGTGAGGGCCTGAGCTGCTGCCTGCGCTGGATCAGTGCCTCCACTCTCCTGCGGCACGACCTTGCGAAATCCTCCTGGGGCGTTCGGATCTTCAATGGTGCCGACAATCCGAGACCCCTTCATGTCCGGCATCTCCTCGGTGGTCCAGTACGGTGCTGGTGATTTCTCCTGCCTCCCGGTCAGCAGGTTGATTCGGTCCTTGATCCGAGCGCGGGCAGCGTCGTCCGGCGCAGCGTCGTACTGATCGATCAGACCTTGCACCTCTTCGGCCTGAGCAAGCTCACGCTCTGCTGCCTGGGTCTGCACGCGGTCCAGTCCAATGCCGGACGCTGCTTTATCTGAGAGTATCCGGTTCTGTTCGTCAGCGGTGCGCTGGCGCATCCCGGCCGACATAAGCTCGGCATCCTGCCCCCTGGCCGTGAGGTCCTGGGTAGCTTGGACCTGGGCACGTTTTTGCCGTACTCCGGCGACCACCATCTCGCCGATGTTCATATCCTCGAGCTTCTTACCTTCTTCCGCCGGCGGGGTAGCCCCGAACCACCTGCCTCGGGGAGTGTTGACATATTCCTGGTATCGCTGAATCTGCCCATCCGGCCGCACCGGGTCGGCGAGGAACGCTGCCCTGGCTGCTGGGGAGGTAGACGGGTCGAACGACACATCCATGTTGCCGACGCGGCGGATGCCGGTCTGCTGGGGAGCTGACTGGAACGTCGGTTCGGCTATCGGATTACCTGCCCGGTCAGTCCAGCGCATCCCCCCACCGGCGTCCATCGACAGTGCTGCCCCGGTCGCTGAGTCACGAATGAAATTGTGCTGCGGTGGGCTGGGGGCCGCCGTGTCTACGGCGGTATGGGACGGGGCCAGCTCTTGCCGGCGGAGACCGGCGACTACGTCGGCCGGTTTGACTTTAGCCGAAGCCCCGGGTGCCGGCGTTTCGACCGGGGCAACTACCTGCGGCGGAGGCGGAGCCGGGGGGGCGTTAAACCCCTGCTGCGGAGTGCCGGCCCGCGCCGTGCTGAATTTTTCCTGCAAACCTCGCCACCCTCTCCCGACGGCGGCTGATATTCTTTCTTCCGGTGTCAAATATGCCATCTGCCATCTCCTTCAGGTTAGGGTGTGGCTTAACTATAGAGTACTCCCTCGCATAAATCAAGCAAACGCATTGACAGACGTGCTGACAACGCTATTAAGCGAGGCCGCAAAGGCTGCTGCGGTGCGAGCGAGGGTGTCGGCCGCCGCTGTCAGGGCCTGGACCTCGACTTGGCTGTTCTGTGTTGCGTTGGTTCGCCGGTGGATGTAGATGCCGTCACGCGACTCCAGCTCGGCCAGCTTGCTGTTGAGGATGATTCGGTCGCGCTCAAGCCGGACATTGTAGAGATTGGCATACGCCGAGACCATTTTAGCCTGGGCATCCGAGTTGACGTTGGTGACATCGACCGCCGAGGCCGGGGCGGTTGCCATCGCCCGGATGTAATCGACCGCGGCCCGCATCGCCTCAAACCGGGACTTGAGCGCCTGCTCAACGGCAAACCTGACCGTCTCGATCTCGATCCGCAACTGCTCAACTGCTTTTGCCGTTGACGCCTTGCCGGTCTCCCCCAGCCCGACGAACCTAGCCTCGTCGACCTTGGCCAGCATCGCCCCGGCCGGCATCATGATTCCTTTGGCGGCGAAGCCGGTGTAAATCTGTTTCTCCACCCGCCTGCCGTCGGCAATGACCCGGTCCCGGTCCCGCTGCCATGCCTGGTTCTCGATATCAGCATTGATCCCGGTGCCCCCGTTGGTGATCGTGTCTACCAGCCAGGCGGTCGCCTCGTCGAAAGCGTCGGAGGCGAGGGGGTAGTAGAGCGTGAAGAAGTCGCCCAACTGGTCTGCCAGCATGGCGATGATCTCCGCCAGGCGCACGTCGTACTCGGTCTTTGAGTCGTTGACCGTGGGGATGGCAGGCTCGACCGCCTCGACCGCGAAACCGGAGAGACTATCAGGCGGCGTGATGTACACCCCAGCGTTGGTCGAGATAAGGTCATTGGCCGCGTCGACCGCAGCGTTAGTGTTGCTTGTAGCAACCTCCAGAGCGGAGGTGATGATCGCATTGATCTGGTCGGCGGCGTCGGACATGTCATATTCTCCTGGTAAGGTTTGCCGGGACGAACTCCACCCCGATCAGGTCAGTATCGTCTGACGACATCAACGTGAACCCCCACTGGTGCCCCTGGATGTCATGCGGGATCTTGGCGCGGTAATCATAAGGGCCGCGGACGCATCGCTCAACCCGGTACGTGTGGTCGGTGCCGTCGACATTGACCTTGAGGTAGGTCGTGCCTCCGGTCGTCACTCCGACGTAGACGTTGAGAATTTTCTTGCGAGCCTTGATCCCGCAGTTGCTGATGCCGAAGTCTACCTGCCAAGGGATCGTCGCCCCGGCGTCGGTGTTGCCGGTCAGTTCGTAGACTCCGTCGTCGGCGAGCCCGTAACACTTCCCGTCGCCGTTGTCGTCGAGGAATGAGTTGAAACCGTAGTCGTCATACTGGCTAGTGGCGGCGGTGTCGATGTTGACGACCCACACTCGGTCGGCGGAGTCGAGCGCCGGGGCGAATGTAGTGCCGGACCCTGCTGTAGCGGTCGAGAAATCGCTGATCGCTAAAGAGTCAATGGCCGAGGCCAGGAACGACCCGAGAACCGAATAGGTGCCAGTCACTTCCAAGTCGGTGAGTACGCTGGCGATCAGACTACGGGAACCTGAGATGGTATCAGTTATCTGCCCGGTCCAATCAAGAAAAACGATATGGTCCTGGCCAACTCCAACTCCATCGAATAGATATATTGAAGTTATTGCGTTAGCAATATTAGTTGCTGGACCTTCGTTACCGTAGGACTGTACAGCAGGCAGAGTAGATTCTCCAATTCCATAATTTCCCTCTCCTCCGATTGACTGCACAGTTGGCAGTGTTGAACTTCCTGTTCCTGGAGAACTGGTAATAACTAGTCCAAACGAAGAGAACCTTGGAACTTCAGCATATCCTACAACCGGTTCAGGCGGGATATAGAACCCACCACTTCCGGTCGAAGTTACCGCCGGAAGCTCGGCTACACCTACTCCATATCCTGCTGGAACTTCGCCACCAAAACTATCAAAGGCTGGCAGCACAGCATAGCCGTAATTCGATTCTCCATATGGTATCAATCCAAATTCAGAAGAAAATGTAGCCGAGGCAAACTGTCCTCGTCCAAAAGTTATACCGAACTCAGAACTGAACAGGATGTCACAGTTATTTACGACAAATCCAAATACAGCATCCATCAGCAGGCTCCGTATTGAACATCGCCGTAGTCAGCGAATTGTGTTGATGTCACCTTATCACCACTAGCATATAGCATTCCATATACATAAAGAGTAAGATACTTCGGACATGCCAGCAGACTAGTATAGACCAGTGTTTCAGTTCCAGTCGTTGCTACATAAACTATACTTCCATCTTCCTGCCTATGGATGCGTAGAACTGATACAGCAGTCTGGAGATCTTTCAACGTTTTAACAGTTACATTATTCTCTCGAATATGAACTCCAGCAGTATCGCAAATTATAGCATGTGAGAATTTTCCTGGAACTAAAGCCTCTGATCCAGCAGCAGCAATACCAAGCATTGCCCCAGCTACTCCATCAGCTACAGTAAACACACATACCTCTCCAACACCTAATGGATTAATACTTCTTGCCCAACTATTCCAACCTTTGTTAAGCAGTTTATTAATTACATTCGGAGTTGCATACGTTGTAGATGTTCCTGGAACAGCCGGAGTTGGAGGATGCCATATCTTAAGTATATCCGCATCAGGCTGTACGTATAAACTATCAGTCGATGTATCGTTATAAGAGACAATAGGAAAAGGAAGAAGATTAGTTCCTTCATAACTAGAGTCTGCTGTTGGGAATCCTTCTCCAATTTCAACAACCATCTATAGTCCCCTCTATGTACTCATAATTTGGAATGTAAATCGGATTTTCTTCAACTACAATATTACTAGTTGGTGCAGTTACAGCACAGAATGCTACTCCACCATTAATTCTTTGAAGGGCAATATATACAGTATACATCAGCAACGGGCCACCATCTAATGGCTGATCTTCTTTCCGATATGAATACTGTTTAAATATTGTGGTTCCAAGAGTTGGACTAGACAACAAAGTTTCAAGTAACTTTATCTGGATTGCACATTCATTAGTTAGCCATGGCCAGATTAATTTAACTTCTGCCCATGTTGCAAGTCGAATATATCCAGGAGTTTCATTGATCGCTGCTGTAGTTATATCTGTATCAGTAGCTGGATCTGTAACATTAGGAACTGTGCTAGGAGGAAGCGATGTCCAATACCCAGGTGTAGCAGGCGTTCCAGGAGTTGTAACAGTATATGATTCTCCTTGAACTATTTCATAAGTATGGTCTTTTTGTAGTACAGTCATGGCAATCCTATTGCATATTTATCGTAAGGCCCGACCGGAGTCTCGGGCAGTATCATTGGTGGAGTTTGATAGATTGCAAGGTCTTTAACAAGTTGCCCTTCACCATACAGACACACTGCGAAGTTATCATCTGATTGCACAGTAAAAGGAAGCTGCCCTAGTACTTTCCATAATTCAACACTATCCGGAATCCACTTCAAGTAGGCAAAGTTATAAACTGGCTCAACATCCCGCATTACCACTCCAATTAGATGTATCTCAGTTGGAGTTACTTTAACTGGCCTTGCATGTACAAGCGTATATCCATCAGGGACTCCAGGCAATTTTGTCCACGATACGAATGGAGAGCCATAATAAACTGCTTCAATCTCTTCCTTTACTCGATTACAGATACATAAATATAATGGAACTTCATTATATGTTCCTGCATAAGTAATTTCTGGCCTAACTCCAACTGTCGAATCAACTTCGGATGGAACACTTATACTTGCACTAAACAACCCTGTTGTAGTGAACTTCACCGTACCATACGTCCTCGACCAGACATACACATCTCCAGCATGAGAATGAAACATGATCGAGTCATAAGGAATTGAGAATGCATTATTCGGGATTGCAGAAGCAAGCTGTTCCAACATTCTTCTAGCATCGCTCCAGCTAGCATACACATCTACATCTGTAGCCAGAGAGTCTAGTAATGGCATGAATTGATCGGAGTTTATAAGATATGTTGTATCTCCAACCTTCATGCTATAAAACAACTTCCATTCTTCATCATCAGCATGATCAGCAAAATAATCTTCAGCAGCACCTCCAGCAAAATACACAACTGGGGTTCCAGTTACATTCATTACATGCAGAAGAGTTTGTATTCCAGCTAATTCAAAACTATAAGATCCCATTGGATGAATTGATCTAACTCCAGTAGGATCGAGAATAATAGTTCTTAACGCTTCTGGCATTACTCCTTCAGGAATTATATCTGATAAATAAATCTTTTCTTCATTTGGAAATTCAAAGTTTCTAAAACAAATCATTTCCAACCCATCAGTATCATAATTAGTATGACAATATGATACTTGTTTAGTTGATGTAAGTTGTTGACCTATTCTAAAGTTTCTTCCAGCCGAACCAGTTTGAACAGAATAAGTTAAGCGCCCACCAAGATTACTTCCATTAGCAAGATAAAACAGTAACGAATTATCATATACAACTTTATACTGATCAGGTGTTCCGCTTAGGTCAATATCTACCATGACGATGTCTGTAACTGTAACCCAAAATGCCTCAGCTGTTTCATATGGCATTATACAAGGAAGTGTAGAGTAATTTGCAACCTGAACTGATTCTGCTACAATAGCCTCATCGACTAAACCGAACCAAGAAAGAACGATAGCAGGCGTGAATGGATATGTAATATATCCAGAAGCAATCATAATATCTTCAGAAGCTTTATTGACAACAACACCTTGTGTATCATATGCAGATACATTCCAAAACAATGAACTCAATTCTGACAGAGTGGAAAATCCACCAAGCCAATAATCTGCAACAGACAATTTAATTCCATCAGTATTAGAGATTGCAACAACCGCTCCCATCGGAGCAGTTATTCTGCCTCCAGTTAATTCTCCCTGCTGCCAAACCTTGAACGTAAATCCGTCCCACTGAACAGCCTTTGCAGGCACATCAATATCTTTTATAACAGCAAGCTGTTTGTTCGCAAACCATTTGCGTTTCTTACTCCTATCTCCATCAAAACTTATCATACAAGGATCTCAGACTGTCCATTAAAATTTATCCAAAACGCTGATATCGTAGCAAGATCACGAACATAGAGGTTGAAGAAATCACCTCCAACAACGCCTGGATCAAACAAATACACAGATGTAAAACCAAGGCTATCAGGATTATATGTTATCCCATACTGTCCAGTTGTACTAAGATTTGAATTTGCTACTGAAGTAGTTGCAATTATAAAAGCTTCTATCAATGTAAGTGTAGTATAATCATATGTGCTTAACACCAGTCTTCTTGGAGATAATGAACTATCATACGCCAACACAGCTATTATTCCACCTGTGTATGACAAAGAAACAGACGTAATAAATCCATCTCCAGTAAGACCTGAATCTGCACTATCTCCTACAGCTGCAACCCCACCAGAGAAACTTATCTTATACAACATTGGCGTAGTTGTTGTCAGATTATCTGCAAACAACACATAGTTATCTGCTGATGCTTCACACAGTGCAACCCCATAATCTGAAAATCTATTACTAGCTATGACAACTGGAGAACCAAAAATTACTGACATTCCAGAGACAGTGCCTATAATATATCTTAACTGGTATCCATCTGGTACAGTGTACCAAGGATATACATACAAAAGATATCCATCATTATAAACTCCTCTTGGATATGTAGATGGAAATGCAACAGCAGCTCCAACTGTAACAGTACCATCACCATTTTCTTGGCAAATAAATGTGCTCGGATAAACTGTTAGGGCAAACTTATCACTTCCTAATGGAACTAAAGATGGATCATATCCATAAGTTGCTGTAACAGATGCTGCAGTTGTACTAGTTAATGTAACTGTCATGCCAGAAACTTCTACTACAACAAAAATCTGTTCCGCTGCACTAGAATTTGGACAAAAAACAATTATGTTGTCTCCATTAAGGCAGCAACAATTCTGAAGATCAGTACCCTTAAAAAGAATTTCTGAAGTAGTTATTGCGCCTACGACATTTCCATCAACTACAGCAGCATATAACTTATAAACACTTGAAGAAAACGCCTGGGTAAAAAGTACAACAAGCTTTCCACTAAGTGGATGATAAATAACTGCATGATGTTTGAAGTTATAACCTGACCCACCATAAGCAGATACTAGAACTTGATCAACAAGATTCATTTATCACTCCGAAGGAATTCCAATAGCATAACTGTCAATCCGCTGTTCCTGACCTAAAGTAAGATATGCCGATGCAACAATAAGGTCAGTCCCAAGAATACCAACTGTACCTTGACATCTCTTAGCCGTAGTACTGAGTGTTCCATCATCAGCTATTGCAGCAAACCGATAGAAAGAAGCATAGCCAGATGCAGCAATAGTACCATACCATGCTTCAGCAGATGCCTTGGTCAATACACCTGAAGATGGTATAGTATCCATATTCAATCCAGTACCACCACCTGATACCGAAACTGTACAAAGCAGCGTAGCAGATCCAAGAGCTGCATCAGCTGTCGCAGGAATCAATGCATCTGCTGCCGCCTGACTAGTAGGACTTCCATATAGCTTGATCAATCCACCATTGATACCAGCAGCAAAGTCGTCAGTTGCCATCAGGTGATTACGCATTCCAGTCGAAAGTTTAAAGCTCATGATTCACCTCAATCAGCAGTGGCGACAATTTCGCCTACAGAAAATGTAAGAACACCATTAGCAATCAGTGCACGAGAAGCAAGAAGGGGTCCTTTAAATAAACAGTTTCCAGCAGCCAGTGCATCATGTACACTTGCATGTGTCACAGTATATCCAGCAGATGCACCATCAACTGTCCACGAAACTTCAAGAGTGCTTAACGATTGCCCGCCTGAACCACCCGCAAATGTAATCGCCTTCCGCACATAATCTGCATCAGTAGCTACAAGCACTTCATTCGCTGCTCCAGTCTCTCCTGGATCACCAGTATGCAGCGCCACATACCAAGCAGATGGTCTCGTAATAGCTGTAGCTGTCAACAACCATGTAAGAACCAAATTTTCTGCATAATCACTTAAACAAGACATATCTCACCTCACACAGAAATAAGTGCAAAGCCAACTGGAACACGAAGAGACTCTCCAGCAGCAAGTACTTTAGCAGTTGAGAACAGCACAGCTGAACAAAGCAGCCCAGTAGTTCCCCCCCTTGTTGCTCCGGTAGTAACAAATGCTCCACGTACTGTCGTTGCACTAGTAAATGCTAACTCATTCGGGCTGGCAACAGTTGTTAGAACTCCAGCTGCAACAGCTGGAAATGAAATCGTTGGTCTTGCTCCACCGACAACCGTATAAACTGTATCCTCTCCACAGTCAGCCAAGAACGTAGTCATAGTATCTGCTGCAAGAGGAGTCCTGTTATTGTCAAACAGCGACAGATACCAAGTTGAGTATGCCGATCCTCCCATGAAAGCAGCATTGAGTAGATAATCAACTGCTGGTGTTGGCATCAAATTATGAATCTTTTCAACCGACTTAATTTTTCCATCTACACCAATATGCTCAACGGTATAAATGAACCCTGGCCTGTAGTTCTCTTTCATTTACTCTCCTCTCCGAATGACCTCGGCATCGATCCATGATTGTGCGGCCAACCGTGAGGTGGTCGGCTGCTGGAGGCTGACGATGAACTGCCGTATTCCATCCTGCTCCCGGATCAATGTTGCCCCGGAAACCGCCGTCTCAACCGCCACATTCGCCTCTTGAACATTCTTACATTCCCCCCCCGGCGCCCCGATGACCAGCCCTCGCTGTGACTGCCAGGCTACGTTGCTGCTGGTCGGCGCCCTCCTGCCGGTACCGTAGACCCCACCGTAATCGAACTTCTTGGTAACCGTGAAGCCGTCTTCCGGCGTCCCAGCCCAGAACTCGGTGCGGTCCCCGTAGGCCAGGAACAACCCATCGGCCACCGGCTCCATGATATCGACAACTGCCGGGAACTGAAGGAAGTTGCTACCAAGCCGGAACTGGTCGAACGAATAAGGCTCCGAGTACCAGATCGTACCGAGCGCATCGGCGACGTAGGCCCGCGCGTTATACAGCCTGATGATCCGGCCGGCCGGCGGCGGACTGATGAAGTGCCCGTCGAACACGTTGCTGTTGTCATAGGTACCGGCGGCGATCGTATAAGAACTGCTCGTCGTATCGGCGACATGGAACAACTCATTGCCGTTGGGCATTGACAGATACAGCCGCAGAGCGACAGCCTGAGAATCGACGATATGCGGCAGGTTGCCGAACACGATGCCACAACTGGCCTGGGCATCGATACTGACGATTTCCGAAGGCCCCGACTCGACCCCGGCAGCATCGACCCAGGCACAACAGGCCAGATACCGGCCGGCGCCGTATACCCCGGAGGTTGTCGACAGGGCCGGCGCCGTCGGCGGTGTCACCCCCCACTTGGTCACAGCGGTAGCGGTGATCTTCAACGATATGACACCGTCGCTGAAGTAGACCGTGTCGTTGAAATACTCGTAGGTGAAGGTAGTGCCGACAATGCCGGAGTAGATGACGGTCGCCGGCGAGGAGCCGTTGAACTGCTTCAGCTTCGACCCTTCGATGAAATAACGACCGAGCGGGCAACTGTACCCCCCCTTCGGCGCGATACACGCCAAGGTCTTGGTCATCCCCCCTCGCTGCCTGATCGATCCATCGTTGGCGAAATCGGCGTTGACAGCGTTGCGAACGAAGTTCTCGGGGATGCTGGCCTTCTGTACCAGGTTATTCATGCCTCCACCAAACGGATGCAGGGTAACAACCCCGTTCTCGTACTTCATGTCCTATACGCCGGATCCATGCCGACCCGGGTCTCCTGGTTGTGATACCGTCGCATCTGCCGGATCCCGTCGGAGACATAGTCCTTGTACCACTTCAGATGATCAGTGGCCTTGATTGGGTCCTGGGTCTCGACATCATGGTGGTTGAACGCCTTGTGTGCCGCCCACTGCACACAAGCCAGCTGGAAGCGGGTCGGCAACTCGGGAGCGGCAGGGGGGGCCGTCCCGCCTCCTTCAGGTACCGGCCCGCTTCCAGCCAGGTCGTACCGACTGTAGCGCCAGAGATGCAGCGTGAGAACCACTCCGTTCTCAGCCGCGGTCGGAGTCGGGGTAAGTTTGATGTACCCAGTGGTCTGGTCAGTCTGCCACTGAGCCGGCCGGCCAGCCGTTGTCGCCCCCAGGTCCTCCGGCCATTCGTCATTGATTGCCGTCGAGTCCGGCAGTATTTTCCCCAGCCGGCGTGCCCCGTCCCAGATGTCCAACACCTGTATCGTCCGATCGGGAATGGCGTAAACGGCGGTGCTGGTCTGCAAGGTCAGGGTATAGTTCGTGATGTCCTTGAAATACCCAGTGTCTTCGCAGAACTTGTCCTGCCCCTCGGCGAGATACCGCAGCAATGCGGCCTCTTCCCAGCCAGTCGGCGGCGACACCGATGAAGCGTTGAGCACATGGTACAACTCGGCAAGCATCTCCGCCCTGGTCATGCCTTACACCCTCCGCCAGGGGACAGCCGAGAAGTGTCGAGTGACATCTTCCGACTCCCCGGTGTACTTGTTCTTCTTCTGCTCGACGATGGTCATCTGGCAGCACTCGAGGGTGGTCATAACCTCCCGCGGTACCTCGACAGGAACCCCGCGCTTGATCTGATAGACTTTCCCGTTGACCCCGACGACCTCGTAATTGTTCATGCCGGGAACTTCATCGATCATAATCCGGACCATGTCTTTGCCCTTGGGTTTGGCAGGTTCGGCGGCCGGCTTGGCGCCCTTGCCTTTCACCTTCACAACTACTTCGTCATCTTCCGGTGGTGCAGGCGGGACCGGTGTGTCAGTCAGGCCAAGTTCAAATTCTTCATTTCCAGTCATACATCCCCCTTAAAAGTTTAATTACGGTTGAACTTCACTCACAAGAGAGGGAGTCGCCCCCCTGCTCCTGTAAGTGCCTTTCGACTAGATTAGTAACCCCACATCTCGATTAAGAAGACGCCGGAAGCGTAGGTGCCGACCACGCCAGCCGCGCCACAGGTAAGATAAAGATACTTGTTGGCTGCCGCCGGGACAAGGAAGGGCTTGACCAGCCCAAGGGTCCATGCGCCGCCGGCGGTGACCAGTGCGGTCTCAGCGAGATCGCCGACCGCGCCATCATAAGCACCAGTGCCTTCGGTAGCGGCGTAGAGATCAATATCGGTCACACCGGTCGTAGGTGCTTCGAGGCAGGTCATAAACCCTCCGACGATCGTGCCGTTGATGGCGGCCGTTACCTGGCCGATGTGCGACACACCACTGAGCCCGATGATATCGAGATCGGTGGTTGTCGACTTGGTGCCAGTGAGATCGATGAGGATCGTAGTCTTGATCATCCCACCGACTCTTTCCACTGCACTCTCATAGATCGTGCCGGTACCGGCAAAGCCTGCGCCCGGGGCCATGGCGTCCTGGGCTGAGAGGTCGGCGGCATAGTTGAGTTCAGCTACTGTAGCGTTGAGCCCCCCAATGGTCGGCATCCCACTGTTGGATGTTTCCAGATACTCAGTGATGACTCTCTGGGTCTTAACTTCTTGTCTGCTCATAGGTATTCTCCTCCTGGTATTTTTCCCGCCAGGACAGGTAAGTGGGTTAGCGGAGAGCCAGCCAGCGAACTACGTCGGCTGCGGTGTCACAAATGTCAGTACCGAGCGTGAACCCGGGGCCTTTGCCTGACATATCGTAGCACGATACAGCGGAGGCAGCGGCGTCGAATGTCGTCTCCGTAGTAAGGCTGGTGGTCGTGGCGATGGCGGCGACTACGCGGGTCTCGCCGTTGACCATGATCTTGTCCCCAACGACCAGTTCGCCGATAAAATTAGTGCTGGTACCGGTTACCGTGGCGGACCCTGCCGTGACAGCGACGGTGCCTGTGATCGTCGAGCCCGATGCCCTTCCAGCATACAGCGAGATCGACCCGGCAGCGTTGACCGACCACTGGGTATCGGCGTGGTTACCATTGTCGAGCGAGGTGCCTGCAGACATCCCGGAGAAATACTCATAGGATGCGAGATTATTGACATTGAACGCCCGAACATACCGCGGCTGCCAGCCGAGGATAACGTTCATCGCGGAGACCGGGTCGTCGACGACGAATGTCCCAACCTTCTGATACTGATCTGCGTGGTTCAAACTCATATCGAAATCCTCCTGCTAAATTTTTAAAAGAAAGGGGGCCGGAGCCCCCCTCAGATATTACAGTTCAGGGATGGCCACTTCTGCAACGGCGACCCAGAGTTGATTGAGTATCAACGCTGCGAAGTAGGTCTTCCAGCCGATATGCCCGCGCTGGCCGAGCTTGTCGGAGTCACTGACGATGCCCGGGTTCTTGACGAACGGAGTCAGGGCGGTAGCACCCTTGAGCGGGGTGACGGCCGCGCAGTCGGCGGCAATGTAGATGACCGGATAGACGTCGGCGTTGGTGCCGGTCGTGGAGATCATCGTGGTGCCGGAGCCGGCCTTGAGCCCGCCACCGTCGGCCCAAGGCGTGAACACGGTGGAGGCGAGATACCTGACGTTGCCGACGGAACCGATCTCGGTCGGATAGGCGGACATTGAACCGTAGTCCACCACATCCTTGAATCCGGGCATCTTCTGAATGACATCCTCAAGATCGGGATGACAGAAGGCGATGAAGCCGGGTTTGACGTTGACGGTCTCCATGTTTGCCGAACTGGAGAGTTTCTTGGTGATGACGGAGGCGTTTTGGCGTTTGAACCCGCGGGTGATCTTCTGCTGCAGGGTCTTGGTCAGGGTCGTATTGACGTCGGTACGAACCGTCGAGTTGGCGAAATAGCGGTTGGTGCCGGCCCGCATGATGTAGAACAGCCGGGTCTCAACCGACAGGGCAGCCTGTTTGGCCAGGATGTCACTGTACTCCTTGATAATCGGATCCTCGTGGGTGTCGGCAACCTTATCGGTAATGCCAACCCAATCGCCGAGCTGGGCGAGGGTGGCCTGATAATCCGTGCTGGTGATGGCACTGCCGGCTGGGGTTACACCCTCGGTCAGATCCGTAGTAGCTGCGGACAAGGCCTCATACCTGCGGAACTTGACGGTATCCGAGGAGTTGCGCGGGATGGGCTTGGCCTGCAGGAACGGCTGCATGACCAGATCGGGGTCGGCCCGCTTCAACAGGTCGGCGGCAAGCTTGCCTGCGGTTCGATAAGAGATATCACTGACGGTCTGTGTGGTCATAATTCTTGCTCCTCCTAGATGGTGGGGTTACGCTTTCGCGGCTTCCTGTGCGAACGCTCCTTCGAAGTCGTCCTCATCAATGCCACTCTGCTGCGTTGTCTGCCTGCTCCTGATGCCTTCCTGGGCTTTGAGCTTGGCTTCCTTCGCAGCGGCCTCTGCTGCTGCTTTGGCGGCGGCAGCATCCGGCGCCGCGCCTGGTGATCCCGGTGTCTGTGCGCTCCCGGTATCCTTCTTGAAAACATCGTACAATTCAATAATGTCGTCGGTGTTGCCGTTGTCCAGGACCCGGTTATAGGCGGCCTTCAGGATCTTCGGCTGCGAATCGACCCAGGCCTCGACCTGCGGAAGCGTGGTGAAGGCGTCCGGGTGTTTGGCGAGGATGGCCTGCTCGTGGGCGTTGCGGGCGACGTTCTGGGTAACGGCTGCGATCGGGGCGATCTGGGCCAGGACGGCGTTCACCCGCTGCTCAACCATGTTCTCAACCCGGGCCATGATCACCCGGGAAAGCACAGCGTTGGCGGCGGTGACCTCGGGGAAATTGGCCTCTAAGGTATCGAGGATGGCCTGCTCGTCGGTGGAGACATTCTCCTTGCCGGCGCGGGCGGCTGCGTCATCGGCAGCGGCTTTGGCTGCGGAGTCAGCGGCTTCCTTGTCAGCCTTAGCCTGGGCATCGGCTGCTACTTTGGCAGCAGCCTTGGCGGCAATCTCATCTACAGTGGGTGCAGGCGGCGCAGCCGGAGGCTCTGGCACTACAGGAGGGTCGACCAGCGGAGGCTCTGGCGGTGCAGGCGGCTCTGGTGGAGTTTCGGGCGGGTCAACGGGAGGCTCAGCGAAGTCCTCCTCTTTTTTATCAGGATCCGGCAGTCCGGCGGTGGCCTCAAAGGCGAGGTCGAAATCAGTAAAAGTTGTATCTTGTTCTGTATTTTCCATTGTTTCTCCGGTTTGTTAGAAGCGTAACAATATTTTATTGTAAAAGTCAATCAAAAAGCTGTATCAGCGCCTTACATTCCTGCGATTTTCCGCGAGCTTCGGCATTCTCACCGTCCTCTAACTTGTCACGGTGCCTCTCACGCCGAAGCTGGAACAGTTCAAGGAACAACTGTACCGGCTCGGCGGTCTTGTAAGTCTTGAGAATGTCTTCAATTTCCGCTTCCCTTTCCTTGTTTGCCATTTTTCTTCTCCCCCTCTTGCGGTTTTACTGCGGTAAGTAGTAAGGTTTTCAAGTTTTCCAGCTGCACCTTGTCCTGCCCTGTCTTGGCATTGGCCAAGTTCTGCTCGACCCTCGACAGGATTTCCTGAATTGTAGCAGCAGTTGTTGCCGCTACGACCTGCGCATCGGTGCGCTGTTTCTCGGCCGAGGCGGTGGCGGCCTCGGTCTTGGCGGTGGTCAGCCCCTGCTCGACCTGAGCGGCCTGCGAGGCGGCGGCCCGCATATCGGCCAGTACCTTCTTGGCCTCGTCCTCCGGCAGCATCCTGTCCACCGGCAGGTCCCGGGCCTTGAGACGGTCAACCAGCAGCCCGTAAGTATCAAGTATTGCCCGCTCCTCCGGAGTCAGGGTGGTGACGAACTGGTCGAGGGCGGCGCCGCGGACTTCCTTGGCGACCAGTGAGAGATTCCCCTTGGCCACGACCTGGTAGTCGCCCTTGATCTCTTCCTCCGGGTTGAACTCCATGTTCCACTGCAGCATGGAGCCAACCAACGAGGTCGTAAACTTGTCGAAGGCCCGAACGGTGTCTTTGGTCACCATGTTCGCCGAACCCATCATCATGCTCATGTTGTTCGACGTCCTGAACGCCTCACCGAGCGGCTGCTGCTGCATCGCGCCCATGGTGTAAGCCGGCAGGTTGCTCTCGATATCGAGCTGCTGACGCTGCATGGTGATGATGCTGAGAAGATCCGGGATATGCGACTGGGTGACGATCGATCTGATCGCCGGGTACTGGGCAGCGACCCCGTCGCCCTCACGCTCAATGGTCATGAAGGCATGAATGGGGCCGATGTTCTTGCGCCCCCTGGCCAGCAACTCGGTGTTGACCTCGAAGATCGGACCGGCGATCGCCGCCATGTTGTCCATCATCGCCCGGGTGGTAGCACAGAGCGACATCTGTGAATCCCTGATCTCCTCCGGCATCCCGACGCCGGTCAGGCCGCTGTCCTCATCCTCGGTGTAGATGAAAGCATGGTACTGATCGGAGGGGCGTTTGCCGAAGGGGGCGACCACCGCCTTGATCACCACGTCGTCGACGAACCACAGGTCGGCCAGGATATCCATGTCGAGATTGTCTTCAGATATCTCAATGCCGGCCGCAGCCAGGGTATGCCCGGAGATGAAGCCGAGGCCACGGTAGATCTCATACCTGCGGGCGGTGCGGTCGGCGAGGTTCGAGGTCTTGGCCAGGGTGTGCAACTCGGCCTCATAGGACTTGGCCAGGTAGTTGCCAGTGGCATGGTCCTTGATGTACTCGCGGATGCTCTTGCCGATGAAGTCGTCACGTTTGGACAACTCCCGGAAGTCGTGCCGGCTGAGGACAGCCCGCTCGAACATCATCTCCTGGTCCTCCCAGCACTTGGCCGATAGGTCCGGGTAGAAGTCCCAGATCCGCACATACTCCGGGTATGGCCGGCGAATGGTCTTCTCCTTGGCGACATAGGCGCCGGTGGCTGGGTCCATCTCCCAATACCGCTCTCGCTGAGTGCGGACCATCGGGCAGCGGGCGACGCCGAAACCGTAGATATAGCCGCTGCGGGTGACCCGCTTGCAAAGCTGGGGATGGTCGACATTGGCATCGGAGAGTTGGTCGGCGATCTCGGTCTCCATCCTGCCCTTGCGGTCCTCGGCGAACTCCCTGACCGCTCGCTCGATCGTCTCGCTGCTGATCGGCTCTCCGGTCTGCTGCAGGTTGGCGAGGATGTTCTCAAGGGCGTCTTTCGGAATGGAGGGGGACGGCGACACCGACAGGGTCCAGTTGCGGTCCTGAGAGGGGAACATCATCTCCATCATCTTGGCCACTCCGCCCTTGATCTTGACCTTGGTGTCACGCGGGTAGACGTGGGAGCGTTCTTCCTGGATATACTGGAGGATCTCCGGATCATACTTGCCGAGGTACTGCCGCAGGTTCTTCAGCCACTGTGCCTCACAGAGAGCCCGGTCGTTGATGAACTGGGCGAGGGTGCCCTTCAGGTGGGTGCCGAGCTTGGACAGTTCATCGAAGTTGTATTTCATTGTCGCCTCTTTAAGTGCTTGGTTTAATAGCCTTCTTTCTGGGCAGGGCGGTAAGATTGAAGCTGATTAAGCGGGTTATAGTCTACTCGAACATGATCGGCCGGGTCGTACTTGCCAGAAAGCAGATATAAGTCACCATACTGTCCGGCCTCAGCTATATGGGACCATGCGTTTTTCTCTGGGCTATCCGAGAACTCACCGGAGAGCTTCTTCTTCGGGTATCGGTACTTGCTGCGCAGGGCCTCGATATACAGCTTGCAAGAGGGGTCAATAATCATCAGCGGCTCGCCATCCGGATACTGACTGAGCATGTGCTCCGTCGCTTCGATGCGCACTTTGGGGTCGTTGGTCGATGCTGCCTTGACGATCGCTCCGTCTTCGTCGTAATCGGTCTTCAGTACCTTGAACGCCGAGGACTCGTCGGAGTCGGCCCGCCGGCTACCGGCCGGGTCACCGATGAAGATCAGCGGATTGTTTGGAAAGAAGTTCTTGATGATTGGCCGCAGGCGCAGTCGACTGAACCGTTTCATGCCCATATCAAACTCGGCAGCCTCGCGCAGAACCCTGACCCGGCCATCGAGTGACATCTGTTTGAAAGTCGCAGCTGGCGTTAATCCGCAATCGAAGCTGATGATCACCGGCAGGTCCGGGTCCGGCTGCAGATGCACTGGCGACACGTGCCGCTCGGGACGGAAGGTCGCCCCGTAGACCGGCTTACCAGACATGGATGGTGAGTAAAGACCGTGAATGTAGGTATCGACCCAGGCCTTGGTCTGACCCTTGGCGAGGTCCTTGTAGTAGTCAGGATGGAGGTGGTCGAGGTTCTCACCCTGCGGCGACAGGCCAGATGGCTGCTTGAAGGTGTCGACCTCGATAATGCTGTTGTCGTTGCCCTCTTCCTGCGGCAGGTGCTCCATGAGCTTGAAGGCGGCACTGTCGATCTCGGGCGGGTTAGTATCCATGATCAGACCGTACCATGCCCCAGGCACCTCAACCGGGTTCGGGTAGCGGCGCAGACGGCCCTTGATGTCTGCGTACAACGGTACAGGCACCTCACGAAATTCGTTGATAAAACAGCCTGTTAGCTCCAAACTGAGAACTCTTCCTATATCGTCAATGGTGTCGAGCGGCAGGAACAGGATCTCGGACTCCACGTCTCCGAACTTGAGCCGAAATGTCATCTTCGACTCATGCCAAGTGCCGAGGTCACGCATCCAGTGCATCCAAGTAGCAAGAGTCGTGTCGCGTAATTGTTTTACGGTATTACGTACAATCGCCCACTTAGATGATCTTTTACCGTTGTTCCAGGGGGGCATCTCGAGGTTGCGGCGGAGGATCTCCACACACATACCGGCTGATTTTCCGGATCCTATCGGGCCGCTGATCGCCCTGTGAAAGGCGTTTGAGCGCATGAACTTGGCGACCGTCGGCGGCGCAGTGTAGTTGAAATCCTTTATCATACCTTAGATACCTCTTCCTCAGCGAACGTCCTGCGCCGAAAATCGGAGTACTTTTCAGGAAGATCTCCGAGATTACCGCCTTTTCCTGTTCCATTCACCTTCCAGGGCTTGCACATCAAACAGCCAGCCCTGCGATTTTTTGGTCTTCCTTTTTTGTGGTGGCTCATCCCTGCAACTCCTCAGCACACCTAACACAATATTGGCAACCAGGAACTGCTTTGCGACGACCTTCAGGGATTGGTTCTTCGCAGTCCAAACAATGCGTTCTTGACTCTCCATAAAAAACTTTTCGATTAGCTAATGCTTCTCTCAGATGTATCT